GAAATGCAACCGTAGTCATGAATCAGTCCACCTTTGCTGCACTCGCAGTTGTGGCAGACAAGCAGGACAGATATTTACTCGTCCGCGATGCCAACAATGCGACAATCCGCGAAATCGAGGGACGTCCGGTCATCGTCGTTGAAGATGATGAACTTGCAGCAAACACTGTACTTGTCGGCGACTTCCGTGCTATGTATCACATTGCATATCCAGAATTGGAAGTTATGGCAGACGAATCCGCAGGGTTCACCCGCAACTCCGTTCTCGTTCGTGCCGTTTGCAGATTCCAAGACATTAACACATTCGACAAAGCATTCGCAGTAATCAAACAGGGAGCTTAACCTCTCCCTTCCTTGGTGGTGGCCGGTGGAATACCTCCGCCACCGGTTACCACAATATTGTTTTTTTTAATTATTTTTAGGAGGAATCATGTTTAAAAGAAATCCGGGAAGATTTATCCACAAGATAACACTGATGAAACCATCTAAGCCGAAACGCGACGAACTCGGCGGACTGTCTGAAACGACATACGAGCCTGTCATCGAGTTGTTCGCGATGTGCGAGCAGAAAGACCAATCAAGGCAGCCATTCGTCGGCGACTACGTCACGGCGGACACGAGATATTTCGTGTTTCGCGAAATCCACGAGCCAATCGACACCTCATGGCGACTCCAGTATCGGGATTTTACGTACCTGATAAATGAAGTTAAGCTCATCGACGAAAGCCGTCCGTACTTCATTCAAGTTACGGCAACAGCCGTCAACGCTGGGGGTGGGATTATATGAACTATAAATTACCGTTCTACGCGGTCAGCAAGGCGATTTATAATGCCCTAAGCAAGAAAGGACAGTTAGAATGGTTCGATTCCGCCGTACCGATTGAAGAAATAGAGGACTACTTCAAAAAGCAGGCAGAATTCGCCTATGGAATATTCGGAGCGGCCAATGCGGACTGCGTCGCTAACAAAGACATGGCCACATGGGACACGTCGATTAATCTCGAAGTCTATAGCAATTACAAAGGCCGAAAGGTCGTTGCACAGAAGCTCGAACAGCTGCTTAACTACCTAAGCAGTGATGACGGCTGGGAGTTACTCCAAAAAACGCTTAACGGCGAGGGATTTGCGCTGATTTCCATGAACGTGGGAACAATGCGACTGAATCTGCCGATATATTCGGATAATGGTGTATGGCAAAGCGGCTCAACATCAGTTATTTTCAGAGTGGGTCAATTAACAGAAAGGAAATAAAAATGGCAGGTATAACAATTGCAAAAGAAAAATATCCGCAATTCGACGCTGGAACAGGCGTCAGCGGTAAAAGAGAAGTCATTTATTTGAATTATGGCGAGGCCGCAACGGCAGCACTTCCGAAATGGACACTGCTCGGCGGACTGACGAGCCATACTATTTCTCTTAGTACAGAAGTTTCCACGGTTCAAACGAAAGACACGGGATACTGGGCAAGCGGTGCGGTTACTTCCAAATCACTGGAACTCTCGGCAGATGTCGTATTCCAACGCGACAATGAAGCGCAGGCAGCTATCGAGGAATTTGTTTATAACGATGACATCACAGCAGAGAAGAAAGCGCTCCAGTTCGCTATCGTTGACCTAGACACAAAGGAATATACGGTTGTTACCGCAATTCCTTCCTCTTGGGAGAAAACAGCAGAATCCGAAGACCTGATTCAGAAGTCGCTTTCCGCAACATGCGTAGGCGCTCCTGAAAGAAAAACAGGATTCAAGGGTTAATAGATTAATGGGTATAGTCCGTCGGTGCTTTCCGGCGGACTTTTTTCCCATACAAGGGATAAGACATGACATTTGAAGAATTGACTGTAAAAATACAGGAATTATCGGATAAAGGCTTTTATGAAGCGGTTATCCGGGCAACTGAAAGAGCAAGAACAGATACAAGACTGTTTATTGCAAGAACGCACCCAAAAACGGCTTTTGGCGGTAAAAAATTAACACAGGGAATGTTCATTCGTGGTAAATACACAATTGGCGTTAATGCGATAGATACGACGATTTATGCTAATTATTTCGCAAGGTGGTATAACACCGGCGCATTTGGGCGTGCCATACGTGCAAATGGAAAAAGAAAAGGTATGAAAGACACAAAATATCCCGCAAGGGGAGATTACTTTGGAAATAACAAGAAGGCGATAGAAGACTATTACGCCGGATGTGTAGATAGATATTTAGAGCAAGAAATCAAGATTTAAAGGCGGTGAGATGATATGGCAGAAGCAAAGATTAATATAACAGCCGAAGCACACGACGAAGGCCTGAAAAAACTTAATACAGCACTGGCAGAAGGTCAGCAGTCCGTAAAGGCCATGCAGAAAGAGCTGAAAGACCTCGAAAAAGCAACGGCGAACGGTACAAAAGCAACTGACGAACAGGCATCGGCTATGCGCAGATTGCAACAGTCCATTAACGAGCAGAAACAGGTCAACTCTCAATACAACAAGTCAATCAATGACACGCTCAAAGGATTCAACAGCATTTCAAAGGGTGCAGACACCGCCGGAAGCTCTGTAGGGACACTGGCTGCCAAGTTCCTCGAAGGGACAGGCCATGCGAGCGGATTCTCAACGGCATTGACCGCTCTCACAGGCGGACTGTCGGGATTGGCAACCGCCATTATCGGCGGGGTAGTAGTCGCACTGGGCGCAATGACCGTCGGATTCGCCAGTGCCGGAGCAGATGCGCAGCAGACCGTCGCTCATTTCGGCGCGATGAAAAACAGTGTTGATGATGCGGTCACGTCTTACCGTATATTCAATGACCTCACACGCGATTCGACATTCGACCCCGGTCAACTCGAGAATATGCAGAATCAGCTCATGGGACTCGGATATTCGGCAGCAAACGCAGCCGACCTGATTCGTCTGTGCGGTGATGCTGCCGTGGGACTTGCAAAGGGTGCTCCCGAGGCACAACAAATGGTAGACGCTATTTCAAGATTGCAGGCCACGGGCGAAGTGTCCAGTCGTCAGCTAATCGCCATGAAAACCGCCGGTATGGACTTGGACGAAGCATTTGCCTCGCTTGGAATGACGGGCGATGAAGCAATGCAGGCCGTTGAAGACGGCACGATGGATTCGCAGACCGCAATACAAGCGCTGACAGGCTACATGCACGAATTCGACGGCTCAATGGCCAAGTCTAAACAGAACATTATTGACCAGTGGGGAGATATTACAGGCAATCTCGGTGCATGCTGCGAAGAAATCGGACTCGGAATTATGAATGCGTTCGACCAGTCTGAAATCATCCAGTTATTAATTGATTTTACAGACGATTTGCTCTCAATGGTCAGAGATGACGGAGTCGGCATATTCAGCGATTTTGGGGAAGTGGCGAGCTATGCACTGTCAATTGTTGGCGATGCGCTTGAAATCATTATCAACGCAATCAAGCTTGTAATCATTGCAGCTCACAATATGTACGAAGGTTTTAAAAGTATCGGCAGTCGGATTGCCAGTGCATTGGCGCCGATACTGTCACCACTTGCGCAGATATGGAACATTCTCTCGAAGATTCTACATAGTTTAGGGCAAACGGTATCTGCCGGAATCGACGCAGGCTGGGCATCGACTTTCGGAACGGGTTCCCAGACGGAAGGCTCCCGGGAGAATAATTTCGTCAAAACGCAAAGAAAGAGTACAGGCAGAGCCGGTGGCGGTGGTGGCGGAAGCAGTGCCGGAAGTTCAAAGCCGTCACAAGCAGAACGCGAAGAAGAGCGTAGAATTGACGCGCTCATCAAAAAATACACCGATGCAGACAAGCAGAAACAGGCACTTGCAAAGTCTACACTGGAACTGGCGAAAGCAAACGTCAACATGCTCGTAGGCGAGCAAAAGAAACAGGAAGAAAACAGAATTTCTTTGCAGGCATTGTCCGATGCACACTCTCAACTGATGAAGGGCTGGGAAAACGAATTAGAAGTTGCCAAGAGGATTAATGACGAAGAAACGAGAAAAGACGTCATTAAAGCAATCAATGACCAAGTGACCGCAGAGAACAGGCTCTACGATGCTAAGGTCAAGGCACAACAGTTCCAATTCAACTTGAAAGAGAATCAAGAAGATACAAATAATCTTATTGATCAGATTCTCGGAACAGAAGATGAAGCAAAGCAGAAAATCGACAAAATCAAAGAAACACTGAAAGAAAACCTGCAGGACATCGACGTAGCAGTGGCCAATCCCGATGAGGGCGAGCAGCTTAATAACATGGCCAAGCTACTGCAGATGACACCCGATGCGCTCGCAGAGGAGCTGGCACTAAAAGGCCAAACGCTGGCAGAATTTGCAGAACAGTACAAAACAACGCTGGCAGAGGCATCGCAGGCGGAGATTCAGCAATTATCCGTAGCCGACCAATGGGCAAAGAAAACACAGGAATACTGCACACAAGTCGGTCAATCTATGGGGTCTGCTATGGCAGACTTCATCAAGGGGAATAAGTCGGCAAGTCAAGCACTCGCAGATTTCGTAAGAGGCTTGATTAACAATGCAACCTCGATTCTCTCTGAATGGCTCGGCGTATTTGCGATTTACTCTGCATTTCCGACACTTGCCAGTGGTATGACACCCGCAGACATGGCAAACAAGACCGTATTCGGTATACAGAAAAAGGCAACAGGCGGATACATCACCGGTGCAGGCACGGGAACAAGCGATTCCATTCCCGCAATGCTTTCCAATGGCGAATATGTACTGCGCTCTTCTGCAGTAGACCGTATCGGTATCGGCACGCTTAACGCCATGAATGCAGGAGCAGTCCCGCAGTTCTCAGAGGGCGGTTCTGTAGGTGATGTCGTTTCCGGCGGTAATTACAGTGTGAATATGTCCGTTTCGGCCGTAGACACAAGCTCTTTCCGTGACTTCCTCAAGCGTGGCGGTCTGTCGGAAATTAAGCAGGAACTGTTCGAAAACACACGAAACTTTGCGACAGAAAGCGGGGTATGGTAATGCGCAAATTTCCAAAACTCAAGAAGTTTAGTTTTACAAGCACGAAAAAGCAAAAGTGGAACACAAGGATACAGATGTTAGGGAGCGGGAAAACACGGTCAATGACTAATCAACTCTATCCGCAATGGGTCATCTCTGCGAAACTCCTACACCTTACAAGAGAAGAGGCTAATGAATTAATGGGGTTCGTTGCACTTCTTAAGGGCAATTACGAGCCGTTTCTGTGGCTTGACCCGGAAGATTATGAAGAAAAAGGAGTGCAGCTTCCGATGATAGCTCCGGGCGTGTACCAAGCGGTTATGAGAATCGGCGGATACGCAGAGCCTGTTGACTACATCGAGAATGTGACTGTCTACATTGACGGGGCGAAGCAATCAAGCGGGACATACTCTGTCACCAATGGAATGGTCAAATTCTCTGTATCACCGTCTGCAAGCTCAAAAGTGACGGCCGATTATACGTATTATTGGAAAGTCAGATTCGCACAAGACGAAATGGAAATACAGAATATATTCGTCAATCTCAATGATTCAAAAACATTCAAGATGGTGAGTGCAAGATGAAAAAAGTAGACGCAGCACTGGAAAAATACCTCAACAGAGAAAAACAGATTACATCATGTGACCTATACGAGCTGGTTCTGTTCAACGGTAACAAATATTACTATGCAGACACCGATATAGACATCACATGCGACGGCAAAACTTATAAACACAATGACTTGATGATTAAAAGGCAGCAGGTCAACTTACACTCGAGAGTAGTCGTGGACACCATGACAGTGACCATTCATGCCGATAAGAACGACAAGCTCGAGGGAATGCCCGTATTAAAGGCAGCACACGAGGGAAAGCTTGACAGGGCAAGAATGTATTTAAAGCGTTGTTTCTTCCGCGATAAGTCAATATTAGGCGTTGTTTCGCTATTCGGCGGCAATGTAGAGGTTAAATCTGCTGGCGGTATTAAACTGGAACTGTCCATTAAGGCAAAGACACAAGGCCTTAACGTGGAATTCCCACTGAGAAAATACTATCCGCAGGGGGCTTATGTGACCAATGAAAACAATGTAGTATCCAGCACCGACAAGAGCGATACCGTACTGATTGCTCCGTTCATTCCGCAGAAAGAAGTGTTGTTATGACCGGCGGAGAAAAGATTGCAAAAGCAGCCTATACATGGCTCGGTACTCCGCATGTCAACATGGCAAAGGTCAAGGGCGTAGGCGTGGATTGTGGCATGCTCCTTATTGGGACATTGGAAGATGCAGGACTTGTCAATCCGGGGGATATCGTTATCAAGCCGTATTCTAACGAATGGCACTTGCATCGCTCGGAAGAATGGTTTCTGTCGTATGTGAAAAAGTATTGCAGAGAGGTCAAAAAGCCGATG